CTTCAAGGAAAAAATCCGTGAAGTTCGCAAGCCACTGCTTGATGCAGAGGATGTAGTTTATATGAAGGCACTAGAGGCTGATGATGCATCTGCAAAGACTGCTTCTGTAAATAAAAAGAAGGCTTTGCGTGACGCGCCAGCGGCTTCAGCTATTAACAGTGCAGACACAATTACAAAACTGAAAGCTGCGTGGGATACAAGTGTACTAGGCTCTAGTCCATACGCTTGATAGATAAAAATGGAGCCAGTAACAGCGATAGCTGCCGTTACAGCGGCATCCAATGCAATAGCTTTTATCAAGGCCCGTATAAACGATGTTCAATCTGTTGCTGATATTTCACAGCAAATCGGCACACTGTTTGACTGTCAAAAGAAACTTAATGAGGAGCGTAACAAGCAAGCTGGCGTTGGTGATATTAAGTTTCAAAGCAGTATCGATGCAGTTCTTGAAGCCAAAAAATTACAGGAGCAAATGCAAGAAATCAAAACGATGATTAACTTGCGCTTTGGCCCAGACACATGGAATGAAATCGTCAACCATCATAATCAGAAACTTAGGGAACAAAAGGAAGCGCAGAAGATTAAAACAACGTTACTTGTCACCTGTATTATCGCGGTAGCCGTGGCATTGTTTATATTTTTGTTTGTCACCGTGGCCCAAAGCAGCGCTGAAGAGATTGTCCTATGACCGATTGGTGGAAACGATATATACAGTTTAATCTTACGGCTCGGATAACAATGCTTGCCTGTGTTGTAATGTCATGGCGCTGTGCCGAATGGTTTATGGGCTTGCCACCAGAGAATCAGAATATGGGAGCAACAACTTTTGTTTCGGTAATACTTGGAAGCATGACTGGTGTTTTCGGGCTGTATCTAGGACATGAGGCAAAAACAACCAGGACACCAAAAGAATGAAAGAAACATTATACATTCTTGTAATTAGTATGTGGGGCAGTGATGGCGTCACAAACCATCCTATAGGCCAGATGGCGCTTCAACAGCCCATGACCATACAGCAATGTAACTGGCTCAAGTCTGACGGGATGTGGCACAAGTCAACGAACAATCATTTCTTTTTTATGATTCCTCAATGTTTTCCAGAGGACTGCGCTGGAAAGGACAGATGCGAATGATCCAGGCATTGATAGGGCCGGTGACCGGCTTGCTAGATAAATTTATTGAAGACAAAGATCAAAAGAACAAGCTCGCACATGAGCTGGCCACGATGGCAGATCAACACGCCCAACAAGCGTTGCTCGCCCAGCTGGAGATCAACAAGGCTGAGGCGGCCAGCGGCAGTGTATTTAAGGGCGGCTGGCGCCCGGCTGTGGGCTGGGTGTGCGCTATTGCTTTTGCCTATCACTTTATACTCAAAGACCTGATCATCTTTGGCGCGACATTTGCCGGCGTTGATTTGCCTGAGATGCCTGAGTTTGACATGGGTACGCTGTTAACTGTGCTTGGCGGTATGCTCGGCATTGGTTCGCTTAGAACTTATGAAAAGCAAAAAGGTCTAACCAAATGAAGCTGTCCAAAAACTTTAGCTTGGCTGAAATGGTAAAGAGCCAAACAGCGCTCAGGAAGGGCATTGACAACACGCCTGATAGTTCTGCCATAGAGAACATGGAGAAGCTGTGTGCGGAGATCCTACAGCCTATTAGGGATGCATATAATATACCTTTTACAGTCAGCTCTGGATATCGATGCCCGGAGCTTTGCATAGCGGTTGGCAGCAACATTCACAGCCAACACGCCAAGGGGCAAGCGGCAGACTTTGAAATACCGGGTATCAGTAATATGCAGCTGATCTTGGAATGTTACACGGGCGGCAACACCGGTTGGATTCATTGCAGTTATGTGCATGAACCCAGGAAAGAGGTGCTGACCTATGACCGGGCAAACGGATATCGCCATGGATTGATTGATGGTAGCTAAGCGATTTCAAAATCCAAGCGGTGGATTGAACGCTGCCGGCAGAGCGCATTTTAAACGCACTACCGGAGCCAAACTCAAGCCACCCGTCAAACGCGGAGATAGCCCACGTCGCGCCTCTTTTTTGGCCAGGATGGGAAATAA